ATGTCACTATACAATCAGATTCCACAGTTAATAGGTGGATTAGCCTTCACTTGTATTACAATTTGTTTCATTAAATTTATTTCTGTGAAATATAATAAAAATGTTTTATCAGATATAGGAGTTAAATTTAATTCTAATAAATCGATGTATGTCACTTTTTTGTTGCCAATAATTTTATTCTTAATATCAATGGCTATAGGCCTAACCTCTGGAACAATTAATAATTTATCTTTTTCTAATTCCCCCTCAATTTGGAGTGAGTTTTTATTAAATATATTAGTTGCATTTCTTTTCGAAGCTTTTCCAGAAGAAGTCTTAATGCGTGGCGTTCTTCATAATGAATTAAAGAAAAAATTTTCTTTTTTTAAATGCTATTTTTATTACCGCTTATATTTTCGATACTTGGCTTGTTAAGTCATCTATTCACTAACTTTATTACAACCGGTGAACTTGTCTTAATACCATTAGCACAAGTAATTCAGTTTTATGTTTTCGGTATTGCTCTACAGTTATATAGAGAATATTCAAATTCTATTTGGCCAAGTGTACTATTCCATTTAATTTGTCTGGAATTAACAAGATATGTTTTTGACCAACATAATGCCCCTATTATATTATTCAATGAATCTTCTGAAGGTATGATGATACTAATTGGATTGTTATTATGTATGTACTTAGGAAGCATACTTTCATTATCTGTATTGCTTTTTTTGAATCAAAAAAGATAGAATCACACTTTTCCAATTTCAAATCCACAAAAACAACCCCTTAAGCCTACGCCTAAGGGGTTGATTCATTCTATACTATTACTCCCACTCGATGAAATGCTAAGTTTCAGTAATTTCATAACACTTGTGAACAGTTGATAAATCAGTATTTTGCAAGTGTGGTTAATTAAGCTAGTTACCAACATTTTAAAATTTACGTATTCAATTACGTATTCATTCCCGTATGCGTGAGATATTTAACATTAATTCCAAGTAACATCAATACTAAATGATTGGCCACGTAAATAATCTTCACTGATATATACAGTTTTCACACTTCTCGATTTAATTTTGTTTTCTGTATTAAAGCCAGTTATTACTTTAATGTCATTATGATTTGCTAAATAATTTTCAATTTCTTGTCTAATGGCTTCTTTTTTAGTTATATCGTCTATTCCTAAATTCGTCAATAAATTTTCATCCCTACCAAAAACCTGACCCTGTTCACCTAAAAATTTTGCTTCTAATTTCATTTATTTATCTCCTTTAATTATGACCATTGTTCATGAACAGCAATAGTACTTATTGCACTTGTTTGTATATATAAATACTCATTACGTTGGTCAACGTCTTTCCCATCATTGTAATAATGCTCAAATGCATAAATCTTTCCAGCAAACTCTAATTTATCCGATGGATCTTTTCTTCTAATTCCAATAAATTTATGTTTAGTTAAATTATTTAAAACTTCATAATAAACATGTTCGTCTTGTTGTAAATCATATCCCTCAAAGGAATATTCAATATAAGGAACTTCATTTAAAAATAAAATCTCATCATATCCATCTAATGCCAAATGTTCGCCACTTGTGAATCCAATAATACATGCAACTTCCATAATAAAAATCCCCCTTTTCTTAATAACCTTATTATATCCAATATCTCTAAAAAGTCTATGCATCTAATATGACAAAGATCAAACTAAAATTAGTACCTACTACTAATTTATGGTATAATAAGGGTACGCAAGTGATGAACTTGTGGTTCTTGTAAAGTGTTGGCATGAAAGGTAAAAACTAGCTTGGTATGCTGGTATTTTTACTGTATTTACCTACGTTTGTGGTAGGGAGGGTGTGTTTTATGGTAATGGTGCTTCTGGTGCATTGTTATCGTAAAACCACAGAACTAGTTTCTTTTTCTTAAATTTTCTTCAATGTCCGATATTGCCCATCTATTCATTTAGGTGGGCTTTCTTTATGCACGCAAACAACCGTATACCTTACTTATCATTTCTCGATGCAGCACAGACGCTCTCACAGAACGTAAAAAACCACTACCCTATATAAAGGCAGTGGCAGTTGTTACATTTCATTTCGATTAGCAAATATCGTTAACGTATAATTTTTACCATCGTCATTTTCGATAGATTCAATCTTATACATATCTCCATTATATTTTATCTTGTGATCTAACTCGATGCCCTTACGATAACGGATAATAAATCTGATTGGTACATTTGTGACAGTAAAGCCCATTGCTTCAAACTCACCTGCTCGCATTGTCTTAATGTCTGCCCATGGTTTAGCAATTTCAGCTTCAACTTCCTCAAATCCACCTTCATCGTTAATTTCTTCTGTGATACCTATGATGGAAATTCTATTATTAAAATGATATGCCATTTGTTTCACCTCACTATTAGTCATTTTTGGATAATAGCTGTTGCTCGTTTTTGAGTAATAGCTAATCACATAGCCCTCAAGAATTGTTCAAAGTTATCAAACAAACCTACATACGCATCTAACATGGACGCTGTGCCATCTATACGGCGCTTAGGTGACTGATTCTTAATAGGTACGATGTTCCCGTTCCTGTCCGTTTCTACACCAGTATTCGTCAAACACCACTTCAATATTGGATTATTATTATAATTAATTTTATTCTTCTGCAAGTCTGCGCCCATATTTTGCATTGGTAAGCTCAATGTTCTAGCACCTTGTTGTGTACGTATCATCTTAAAGCCATAAGCTTCCATTTCATCTACCCAATACCTAGCTGAATAGTTATCGTAATAGATCCACAGTGGCGTTATATCAAAGTCATTCAACATTTCTAGGAACCAGTCTGTGATATCTGAATAATCTATCGTGTTACCACTACATAGCCTTAATAAGCCCTGTGCGTGCCATTTATCGTATGGTATCTTATCCTCGTCCACTCGTTTCTGTAGATTGTCCTGTGGTAGCCAATACATTTGATGTACATAACGTATTTCTGTTTTCGGGTCTACGAATAGCAATGTGGCACAACTTAAATCTGTAGTAATGGACAAGTCGGCACCACCTATTGCATAAGTACCAGCAAAATCTTTAATATCAAATGTCGCTTCATTCAAGATATCTTCAAATGTGAGCCATGCACTGTTAGTTGTTTCACGTATATTGAAGTCTTTGGTCAATATTCCCGTTAGATCATTAGGATTATTCTTAGCACGTGCCACCTTGCGCTCTAAGTCCTCGACCTTTTTAGATATGCCTAATGCAGGATTTGCCTTTTGCCATCTGTCGGGCATTTTAAACTCTGCCTTATGATCTAACTCATACATAATTGGTAAGAAGTTATCATCTTCAAAATTACCATCTACCACGTTACATGCGTATTCGTACAAGTCATCAAATATAGTACCACGATGTGTACCTGCAGTTGTAATCATGATTAGTAAAGGCTGTGTACGTGCTGATTGTGATTGCTTCATAACCTCGTATAAGTTTCTATCTTGGATTGAGTGCAATTCGTCTATAACAACGAGATGTGCATTAAGTCCATCTAATGAGTTTGAGTTTTTGCCTAGTGATTGCATCTTACTAAAATTATGTGGAAAGTATAAATCACTTTTACGCTTACGAATATTCCTATTTAAATCTGCACTTTGCTTAATCATTTCATGTGCTTGGTCAAATAGTATATTAGCTTGGTCACGCTTAGATGCCACAGAATACACTTCTGAACCACTCTCACCATCTGCCATAAGCATGTATAGTGAAATAGCAGCTAGCATTGTTGACTTACCATTCTTACGTCCGACAAAGAAGAATGATTCAGTGTAACGTCTGTAGCCTGTTTCCTTATCTACAAATCCAAATAGCGCCGATATATAAGCACGTTGGAATAAGTCTAATACTAACGCTTTGCCTGCTAACTCACCTTTTGAGTGCTTACAGAACGATTCTATAAACTTAATCGGACGCTGTGCCTTAGCATCATCATACTTATATTTCGGGTGGTCGTTCATATCCTCTACCAGATTTTTATATTGCTTCTTAACTCTATTTGAAACAGTAATATTACCATTAACCATTTCTTGGTAATACTGTTCAATGTAGTTAGGCATTAGTCACAAAATCCATAAATTCGTCTGATTCTTCGGTCTGTTCTGGTATCAAGGATAGTAATTGCTTGAGTGTTGCGTTGTACTTCGTCACAGTGGCATTGTAAGACTTCATAGCAGGGTTCTCTTTAAGATATTCCTGTTCTCCTTGCTTGAATATATACGTTGCACCATGTAGTTGTACAGTATCCTTCAATTCTTCCATCGTTTCTTTCATGAATACTAATTCTTCTAATAGATCATATGCCACTGGTTTGTTGATGTTGTTATCTTCGTCTATTTGTACTTTAAGATTATCTAAGTTAATAGAATTGTATATTTTCTTCATTTATCTTCTCTCCTAGTATACTTTTTATACCCCTAAATATTCTAAAAATCAGTTTGGAGGTTATTTAAACTCCATCGAACGATTCCTTGAATCGCTTAAAAAATATTTATAACTGGGGGGCTTTAAACTTTTTTATTTTAATTATTTAATAATTTATTTATATTACTTTCAGATTTCCGTTTTCATCGAATGTTAATCCGTCACGTGTTGCGTTCGTTTTAAAATGTTCTTTGTTATGGCAGTCATGACACAATGCTTCGAGATTATCCCAATTCAAAGTTACAAATGGATCACTCACATTGGATTGATTCAACCAAACTTTATGATGGCAAATTGTCGCAAGTCCTCCACATCGTTCACATATATAATACTGTGATGACATGTAACCAGTCCTACATTTAATCCACTTAGTAGACTTATAAAAGGACTGTTCTATGCTTCTAGCCATTGTATGAGCGTCCTAATGCCGTTAATGATACCAATAAGCCATCTATAGTACGTTTAAGTCTTTCACTGTCTTGTGATTGATTATCAAACCATAATTGCAATATGAATCCTGATACTGTCTTTGCCAATGGGTGAACTTCATCATCTAACCAATCACGACCAGTCGTCAACTCTAAGTAACTTGGTATTGATTCTATCAATGGTAGTATCACATCATCATTATAATCACCATCTACTCTTAATGCATTGCGTCCTTCTTCAATAGTTATAATCATATATTCACTTCCTTATTATAAGAAAGGACACCAGTCACAACTGATGCCCTAACTGTTCTATATTGTTTATGCTTCTGGTGATGTAGCTGAACCTGATAACTTAACGAATGCCTCATCTACTAATGGTTTACAATCTGCAATAGCCATTGCTCTGAAGTCAATTAAGCCACTACGGAATGATGATTCAGTTGATTTCTCTAATGCAATGCCTTGTGGTAAGTTAAAGCCTGCATATTGGAAGTTACCTAATAGAATCGTGCCATCTTCGATATGGTCATCTAGGATTACTTCTTTGCCGAAGATATAGCCAACACTTTCGTTTTGAGCATCTTGGATAAAGATTGGGCGTTGGTTTGCGTCCATCACACCGTATACAGTGTTATATAAAGTTGCGTTACTCATTGCAAATTTAGCACCTGCATTATAGCCACGTTTCATTAATGCTAATGCTTTTGTGAAGTCTGTGTAAGCGCCTGTAAGCTCTACAGTGTTTGATGTGTCCCAAGTGATACCAGTTAAGATACCTTGCCCTTGTTCGTTGCCTGTACCGTTCACAAGTGCATAGTCGATTGTTTCCACGACAGCTTGTGTTAATTCTTGTACAAGATATTGTTCAAATGCTTGGATACTCATTGTTTGAGCTTTTACACTGATTGAGAATACTTTAACAATCTCATTACCTTCAAATTGAATGTTCACTGTGTCAGGGCGTTCTGCTTGTACTTCTTGCCCTTCAGTGTGCCAGTTAGCCATTGATGATGGTGTACCAATTGGAATACGAATCTTAGTCGGGATATTAAAGTTACGTACATGTGAAATAAGTCCACCTTGTGTACGTGCTTTAGAAATCACTTCATTTAAAGTTTGTTCAGGTAACACAGCGCTTGAATTACTTGATGATGCAAAACCTTCTGCACGTGATTCAACTTCTTGTGCTGTATTAAATGCACGTTGTTCAATATTAGATAAGTCTTGTCCTAACATTGTTTTAAAGAATGCTGAACGATATTCGTTAGATTCAAAAATAGTATCCTTATTTAATTCTTGTTGTCCTCTGATTTGTCCACCTGTAATTGGGTTATATGAACGATTTTCCACATTGCCATCTCCTTCGTTGTTTTCTTTGTCTTTAATGTTTTCTTTAGCTTGATTTAATCCTTCAATTTCTACATTTAATTTAATAATATCTGCGTCTGGGTCATTCTCGATTGTTCCCTTGATTTGCCCTGCACGTGTTTCGATATCCTCTAAACTTGCATTACGATAATGGTTAAATGCTTCTTGTACTGTATTGAACATATTATTTAATCCCCTTTATGAATAGTTTATTTAAGTTAATTTTTGCTTGGTTATATTGCTGTTGTCTTATTTCTGCTTCTTGAATTTGATTACGAGCTTCAACGCTAGCTTCTTGATAAGCTGGATAATTCACAATTGAAAACTCTAATACTTTATCAATCTTGTTAATTGTTCTTGTTCTAGTATTCACATCATAATCATTACCTTGATTACTACATGTAAATCCGAATGACATGCCTGTCATATCCGCCCTGCTAACTGCCTGAAAGACAGAGCGTGCTTCTTCTGTATTTGGTAACACTGCCCTCATATGAAGCCCTACATCGTCTACCCATAAATCCATTGTCTTAGGTGACTTTGCTAAGGGTATACGGTTCATATCATGTGACACTAACAATCTAGTATCATTGAGCTTTAAGCCATCTAATGCTGAACGCTTAACAACTTCGGTATATGAGCCAGTAGGTGTATTTATGATTGCTGGTTTATCAAATACGATTGGTGTACCTTCAAGTATCATTTCATCTTGAGATTCGTCTGTAGTAATTTGTGCTGATCTAATTTCCTTCATCTTCATTGTCCCCCTTGCCTTCCATTTGGTAATTCTTCGCTAGTGTTTTTTCAATATAGTTAAGTGACTGAATACGTTCGTCCCCATCTTCCACATTTGGTAAATTAAGTAAGTCCAACGCTTGGTTAATCGTAAGCACACCAAGTGGTAACAGTTCTTTAATAACATTCGTTTTAGATTTATTACTAGCATATTGTAATTTAGAAGATTCGAATATGATTCGGTTAGCAAATGCTTTCTCACGTTCGCTAAATATCTTTTCAGTGAGTTCTGATGATATCTGTATCGCAAATGGTTCAACGATAGACTCAAAGAATGATTGCCACTGATCTTCGTTATAATTACCATTCACAATATCTTCATTAATACCTAGATAGTCGTATATCTTACGTTTAACAGCTTCAATCTGTGCTGTATCTATTTGTACATCTGATACATTTAACGGTGTATATTCCATCGTGGTATCAACAGGAATCACGCCACCATTGTTAGCCATAGTAAGATAATTATTCATAAATTCTTCTTTAGCTTCGTTTAGCTTGCTCGTGCTTAATATTTGGTTATATTTCAAAATCCCTCGAATAGATGCCGAGTTCTTAATCGCTGATGACATACCTTCATTCTGATTATGTGCCAACTCTAAGGCTCCCATAATCGCATCGTTACTATCACCGAGTAATTCGTTACTGTTAAAGTGTCGGCGTAATATTGCCACCTCTGATATATGGAAGTGAACAATCTTACCTTCTTTGAACAGACACTTGATATATACTTCGCCTGCACCATCGACCACAAACTCAACACTGTTTGGTGTGAGTGGATACAGTCCCGATACATTACCTCGATTATCCTTTTGTACTAATATAAAAGCGTTATTGTATAAATAGTATTGTGTTGTAATCTTGTACAAGAAATCATAACCACTCATATATGGATTAGGTCTATCTTGTAATAGTCGATTTATTTTTGAGTTTTTCGTTTCACTTTTAGAATTATCAATCACATGCTTACCACTTAACTTAGCAACGTGACGTGCAATCGCATCGACTGCTGAACGGTATATATCATTACTGTATGCGTCACCTGTAAATGATGTTAGCGATGTGAAGCCACCACTTAACATTTCAAAATTCTTCGTCTGTTGTTCCTTATATTGTTCTAGTCCTAGTATTTTATCTATCCATTTAGGCACTTGCTCACCTGCTTGTAATTTATTTTATATTGCGTCCGTTCTATTTTAGCACCTAGTACTAATTATTTAACTTAATTATACCACTATAAGGTATATAAATCCAGTTATGTCAAGGGTTTATGCTATATTTAGATATAAAAAGTCTATAATATCTGTAATATGGTTTTATGAAACTTTAATTTGTTTAATACTTCGCTCACTTATTGGATAAAACCAGTTGAGATCGTCTGCACTCTTAGGCTTAAATCCAGCAAGTGCCATGACTTCTTTCATATTCCCATTTGATATATAAAAGCCATAAGGCTCACGTTCAAACATATGCTTTAAGTTATAGCTAGAACAATTATAATTAACTGATTTCATAGGCTCTAACTGTTTACACCACATTAATACTGTTTCAAGTTGCTGCATTGTCATATCGTTAAAATCAATTGCATTAAAACCTAAGTTGTTATCTAACATGTACTGCTGCAATTCCTCATCGTTAAAGTTAAATACTTCACGTGGATATTCTGTAATCACACGATGACCTGTTTCGGTAGTTATTACTGTTCCATATCTGTTGCCACTGTTGTATAGGTATCTCATTTTATTTTCTCCTTTTTGTCCGATATTAAAAAAATTACTACTAATTACTACTTAATGTCTAAAATTACTAGTTATTGAAATCTGTCAAATCCTGTCATACCAACGGTTACAAGAAATCAATTACTACAATTACTACAATTACTACTTTTTTTAAGGGGGTACACTTATAAGAAAGAGAGACTGTTTGTATTAATTTATATATAACCTCCTGTTTTCAAAGTAGTAATAGTAGTAATTTTATATAGTTTTTATCTTTAAAGCCTTTAATACCAACGGTTACAAGAATTACTACTTTTCCTAAAATGATAGTAATTAAGTAGTAATACTAGTAATTTATCTTTTCAAAATTGAATCCTAATTCTTTAATTATTGTAGTTTTGATGGCATAACCTTTTTGAGATTCACCAGCGAATGTAATATTTTTTTGTTTCCCGTAATTATTCGTTTCAAGATAACCTCTTTCGTCCCATTGTTTAACAGTGGAATTAAATTCAGCACCTAGCATTTCTTTTATAGTTGGTGTCATAATCAATAAGAAATCATCTTTATAAATAGCCATTAATTCAGCGTTATCATGATAGAATTTCTTGTAAGCAATGCGTCCACGGTTAGCATTTAATTTTTCAAGCAATTCTTCTAACAATTGTTTTGGTTTATCAATATTTTTATTATTCTTCATCATGCTTGCATGCGCTCTGTTCACATTGATATATGGGTCATGTTCAAAACCTTCAATGTCATTTAATATTTCACCTGACACTTGCAATAAAGCGAAGCTACGTGCGATACGATCCATTACTTCGTTACCGTTAGCCTGTTTCATAAAATATTTAACAGCGCCATCAAATGATGTTTTGTATTTATCTTTGTCTATTCGATATTGTTTGATGAATAATTTACCTAATAAACCGTGATTATTTTCCATTGCTTTTGCTATATCACCAAATTCAGTTTTATCTGTATTAGGAAATGGGTCATCTTGCAAGGTAATCACACGCCCTGCAACACCTGCTTTATCTGGTGCGATATCTGGTATAGCAACTTCACCACTTGAAAGCATGATATTGTTCCACGGTTCTAAGTAGTCAATAGAACGGTCTGAATTACCACGTCCTTTAGATTGTCCACCTGAAAACTGGTATACAATACTTGGTATTCTAAATGGATTATCAGCCTTCCGAGTATCATCTTTAATCAAAGGGAATGAGTTCATAAATGAAGCCATACGCTCTACACTTACATTCGTTGCATTCCATTCAGTCACTAATTTTCGATTGCCCCATACACTTGCACATATCTTTAAAGTGAAAGTTTTACCACTTGAAGTACGCCCCGATATCTCACTTACAAATGGGTCTACATCAAAATCTTTAAGTAATACAGAAGCTAACGAGCTATAAAACATCATCATAGCCATTGGGTTGTTCTTAATGGGATTAAATACACCTTTTATATAATCGTCAATATTGCCTTTTGTTTCAAATGCATCAATCAACGCTTGATATCCCTTATCAGCATTAAATATTTTGTATTGATTATCTTGCTGATCTTCTTCATAGGGTGAAATAAAATGACCGTTAATATCACCTAGTCTTGTAGCTACATCATAATCAGGTATTTTATTCCATCGTCTGTAAAAACTTAGATATTGAACAAGATTACCTGCTTCATTTTGCGTTACTTCTAGCCCTTTACTTGCAAGTTCCACTAAAAATTTACCTTGAGTAATATCTCGGGCTAATACTGGTAATTTATATTTACGCTTTGCATCTTCAAATTCTAATTCATAATAAAATTCACCAGATTCAATATTTTTATATCTTTCAGTAACATAAGGTGGCGTACTAGTAAGATAAATATGAGCTATATCTATAACTTCACCTTTAGTATTCTTTTTCTCTTTTTCCAAATATAACCATTTACCTTTGATTAAGTAAGGCTCTGGAATAGTTGGTTTATCTTTATTGATTTCTTGAAATCTTTCAAGACTATTCATAGTTTCAAATACATCTTCTTTAGTTACTTCCATTTTCTCTACTGTCATATCCCGTCCCCCTCTAGTTGTTCATATGCTTTTTGAGTATTGAGTTAAATGTTTTATTAATTTCGCTATCGTCCATAGGTGGATTACATGATTTGGCCCACGCTGTCACAAGTCCGTATACAAGTTCAGGTGGAACATATCTGCGTAACAGCAAGCCACTTATTGAAGCTAGCGCTTGATTACGCTCGCCTTCACCAACGCCAAACGCAAGATCACGCCAATAAGATGAATCACGTTTCTTAAATTGATTTGAGTAATTAATGGTAATTGGTTTGTTGTCTATATTTGTAGACAATGTTTCTAAATGTTCACTTGTAACTGCAGGTGCATCGTTATACTTAAAAATAAATGGTATGTCTTTATTAGGCCTCACAGGTAACGCCATAGCTCTTGAAGGTTGGAAACTGCCTTCATCTATTTTGTAGCCAATTTTATGCGATAACGCTTGTGTGTATTTCCTATAATTATCTGCACTCACAGGCTCAATTAATGGCACCATTAAGCGTATTCTAGGTTTTTCAGTAGTGTGGGTATAAGTGGAATGGAACGCCCACGAATAGCCTTCTAAATGCTTGCGAATTGATGTGTATAAACCTTTGAAATCAGTTATATCATCATAATCAAGTGCTAATACTGAACGATATAAAACATTAGCATCGTTTCTTTGCTTTTCAATGAGGTGGCCATCTTTTTCACCATCTTTAACATCACCGTAAATAACCAAACCACGTTTATATTTATATTCATGATTCATTGGTATTTGTAATCTATTAAGCCAATCACTCCAAAGCTGCTCGTCTGCACTTTCAAACGATTCAGCAGATAGATTTTTATATTTAACAATGTTTACTTTAATATCGTTATTTAATTTTATTTGGTTGAAACCCATTAATTTGCCCCTCCTACTGTAAAAGCAAGGCACAAAATGGTATACTAGATGTATATTAATAAGCCATTCTGTGCTTGTTATTTTATTAAAATTTCAAATTGCCCTAAGCGTTATCTGATCTCTCGCCAAAGTTCTCAGATGCGCTTTTTTCTTGCTTAATATTAGTTTGAATATCATCGTGCATGTCCTCAATATCACGTCTGATTGCTAGTAACGTGCTTTCGATTACATAATTTTGCTTAATATTGTTATTAATCATTTGGTGTACGATTGGTTGATTACTTTGCATTGCAAACTCTCTATCATCTTGTAATTCGGTTGTTTCCGTACTCACATAATCGATAATAGATTGTAATTTATTTCTCAAATCTGCAAATTCAACACTTTTTTCTACTTTTTCTGAATAATTCATATTATTTTTCCTCCATTAATATCTTTTTAATTTTTCTATTTTCCAAAGTGTCTTTAACTACTATTGATATAAGTGCTAGTGGTGTATACATCGAGATGGCATTAAAGATATCCTGTGTAACAATCCCTACTACTGATGATGCTGTGGCGCTAAGTGTAATCAATCCTAAAAATGTTTTCATATTGCATTCTCCTTAAATTTTCTTCTCTCAATCTCACGCTTGCGGGCGTTATTGTTTTTGTCCTTCTAATACTTCGTCTATGTCTAAACGATCGTAATACCATGATTTACCTTGTCTGCGTTTGCGAAGTCCTGCTATTTCCCAATTTGTAATATCTGCATGGGTACATCTATACTCTTTCATCACTTCATTTTGTCTAAGCCAACGTTTCTGTGACTGCCTAGCCTTTTCTATTGCTAACTTCTCGGCAAGGCTTACAATGTCATTCACAAGTTGCTGACTTGCTTCATTGCTTAATAGTTGATTCATTTAATTCACCACACTTTCTTTAATTCCAAAAAATTCATTTGGCGTTACTTCAAGAAAATCACATATTTTCATAACTGTTTTAGTATCTGGATTTGCAGTCGTTTCATTATATAATCTATATAAAGTAGTTTTTGCTATCCCTGTGTCCTTGTGTACGTCAGCAATATTCAATTTCCTTTCAGCTAATAAAACTCTAAATTTGTTTTCCATGATTAAAACCTCCTTATTCATTAAAAAGTATAGCGTATATGCTACACTTCATATCTTATAGACTTCATTTGTATTTGTCAACATAAATCGTATCGTTTGGGCTACATTTTTTTATATCAACGATACACTCTATGTGATATACTCTTGTATAAAGGAGTTGAATAGAATTGATAAGAAATAGATTATCAGATTTAATGGGGCAAAGAATGCTCAAAATTTCTCAAGTTTCTAAAGATACAGGTATAGCAAGAAGTACCTTAACACCGATGTATTATAACCAGTCAGAAATGATAAAAAACGATACCATTAATACACTTTGCAAATACTTAAAAATTTCTGTAGAAGATTTTTTTGAATCCTCTTTTGTAGATATAGAATTTAACTTTGATGAAGTTGAAGAAAATCAAAATATATTTATTGAAAGAGATAATGAAAAGGTAGTGAATTTCCAATTAGATACGATTTGTAATATAAAGCTCGAGGATTTAAAGGATAAAGATTCTCTTACTTTAACTATCAAAATGGACGAAAATTCATTTATAGATGATAATTTATCAACTAAAAAAAATGATAAGTATGAACACGTGAGAAATTCGCATTTATACTTCGATTACTATCTTGATTCTGATGAAGATGAATTAATTTTCCATAAATATATTTATCAATTGTCAGCGGGAATGTATGTTTCTGCTATGTCAAAACTTGCTAATGAACATGCCAAATTTTTAATGAAAACTTTAAAAGACAAAGATAATATTAACGACTTAGATAGAAATGTAGCACCTTTAGATGTAATAATTGATAAAATATCAAGTACGCTCACAGAAAGAATTAACACACGTTTCGGTTACTAAATAAATTATATTCTTACCACACCATGAGGTAACCATTCCTTATTGGTGTGTCAATCCAATCTCACGCATGCGGGCAAAGAGGAAAGGATTGGTTTTATGATTAAGAAATATAAGAAAAAAGACGGTACTAATGCCTATATGTTTGTTGCATATTTAGGTACTGATCCAGTTACAGGTAAACAAAAACGTACTACTAGACGTGGTTTTAAATCTGAAAGAGAAGCAAAAATTGCAGAAGCTAAGTTGCAAACTGAAGTACAACAAAATGGATTTCTAAATAATGAGATTACAACTTTTAAAGAGGTTTACGAGTTGTGGTTAGAACAATATCAAAATACTGTAAGAGAAAGCACCTACCAGCGTGTACTCACTTTATTTGATACTGCAATACTAGAACACTTTAAAGATATTCCAGTTAAGAAGATTACTATTCCATATTGTCAAAAAGTCATTAATAAATGGAATAAGAAGTATAAGGATATGAAAGCGATTAGAATATACGCATCTAATGTGCTTGAATATGCTGTGAATTTAAAAATCATTGCAGATAATCCATTTAAGCACACTAAACAACCACGTAAAAATGAAACTAAACAAGATGATTCATTCATATATTACTCTAGTGACGAATTACAGACGTTTTTAGGCTTTGTAGAGGATAAACCGATGTATCATGCCATATTTAGAACTTTGGCGTTTACAGGCTTTAGACGTGGCGAATTGATGGCTTTAACTTGGGAAGATATCGACTTTGATAAGAAAACTATATCTATCAATAAAACATGTGCTAGAGGTAAAGACTATAAGCTGGTTATTCAAGCACCAAAAACTAAATCATCATTAAGAACAATCAGTATTGATGATAAAACGTTAGATGTATTAAAACATTGGAAAGCTCAACAGCGTATTGAATCATTAAAATTTGGCCACAATACTATGAACAAGAAACAAAATGTATTTACTGATGTTACAACTAATAAAATTTTATATCCTGAACACGTTAATAAGGCATTAAATGATATTTGTAACGATAACAACTTTAAACGTATTAAGGTACATGGTTTTCGTCACGTCCATTGCTCTCTTTTATTTGAAGCTGGTCTAACTTTGCAAGAAGTACAAGATAGATTAGGACATGGGAACATATCTCAGACTATGAACATTTACGCCCACATCACTGAAAAACAACGTGATAAAGTTGCCGATAAATTTGCTAAATATATCAATTTTTAG